CCCTAGGGGGCTCTGTCGGTAAGCAGCTATCCTTTAAGCCAGTGGCTTAAGCTCAAGCTTAAGTCATGAAGGTCGGACTTTAGGTCCCCGACATGCTTATCTATCTCTTTCCCCCTTGCGGGGATGTCCACCATTAAGTTTGGAGTAATGATGCCCACGCAAAATACGTGGTCCGGTGCAGGGTACCCAGCAGACGGTATTCAGCCGGCTGTTCCCTCTGCACAAGGCCGCATTCGTACGTGGGTAATCACTCCTCACTTTGGTGCTTTGGCCAAGACGAATAAGCCCGTCAACCCATATGTCGACACTCGATATAAGATAGCACAATACGTGCAGACTTACTCGAGACGTAGACCTGTGGCCGGTGGTGCTTATACCTATGACAGTCCGATTAAGTGGCAGCATAAACCTGGAGTCCTTAACACCGAGCTCGAGTCGTTTAACCCGACTAGGATCGATGTGACGGGCCTCAGGTCATCGCAAGCCAATAACCTGATTGTCAAGGCATTGGTCAAAATGGCTGACGCGAAGGTTAACGTTGCCGTTGCCTACGCTGAAGCACACAAGACGTCCGATTTGATTCTAGACACGGCTCGCCGTGTCGAAAAAGCTTATCGGGCGTTTCGTAAAGGCGATTTAAGAGGTATCGCCCAAAACCTTAACATCACCCCTAAACGGCTTCATAAGAGCTGGTTAGAGTACAAGTACGGCTGGTTGCCGTTACTTATGGATGTTAAGGGTGCGGCTGAGTATTTTGCTCAGCAGCACCTCGTTCGACCTACAACGTTTACGGTGTCGGCCACTGAAGAAGTCGTAAAGACTTCGACGTGGAAGTACACCCAGGCGATGTACGGATCTGGCGCGTTATTCGACAGTACATACTTTTTGAGTGTGCATCTGAAGACTCGCGTTAAGATCTGGTGTGAGCTTACCAGCCCACACTTGTCGACGATGCAACAGCTTGGTCTGACAAACCCGGCTTTGGTTGCATGGGAGTTGGTTCCGTTCAGTTTTGTCTTCGACTGGTTCGTCCAAGTCGGAGACTGGCTGACTGCGGCGACCGCCCAGCAAGGTGTGACGATCAAACGGGCTATGCTGAGTTATGTCGAAGACGACGGTCATACGTATACGCAGCCACCAACTACCTCGGTAGTGAGTGGAACGTTGTACGAGACTGCCGGCCAGGCATACGCAGCGTCCGAGCGACGTTACAGCAGGTCCATTCCGGATCTGTCCATCTTCTCTTTGTATCCTCCAGTGACTAACAGCTTTGATTTTAAGAAGCTTGTGACGTCGCTGGCTCTGATACAAGGGAACTTCCGTGGTCGCGACCGCTCTTTGCGTGTTTAGACCACTCTTCCTTTTCAGGAGTTATACCTATGGCAGCAGCTGCCGCTCTGACGCTCAAGAACAACGCCGCCGCAAACGTCACGTTCGATGTCTATTCCGTTAAAGAGGATAGCGTCGAATGGGTCGAAAGCGGTGCGACTTCGATTCTTGGAACGTCCCGTGCTATCCTTTCTCGGGTCATCCCGGCGGATAAAGCGGCGGGTGTTTATCGCACCCGAGGCAAACTGACGCGTCCGGTTATCAACGGCACGTCTGGTCTTCTCGACGGTACCCTTACGGGCACGTTCGAGATTCTCCACCCCGCCAAGCTCTCGACAGCCGAAACGGATGAACTGTTCGCACGATTCAAAGAATTCGTGGCTCAGGCCATCGTGAAGGCTGCCGCGGAAACTGGCGCGATTCCCACCTAACCTTTAACCTAGGAACCTGTTATGACTAATTCACACGAAGTGATTAATCTCGAAGAGATGGCTCAATGCCTCTCTGATGCTCGCACACTGCTCCGCGATGGAGATATGTGTACGGACACCTATGTCAGTCTGCTCGAAGAAGCCGCAAGGCTCATCCGGTCAGTCCTGGCATTCGCACAGGAGTCTGGGCTGGAGATTAAGGATGGTGAAACGACGGAGGCCTGGAAGATTGTCGACTTGTTCACACTCGTCGACGCTTTCAGGCGCAACATCAGCCAGGAAGATGAGGATATCAATTGGTATCTTGATTCTCAAAATCCTTCTGGCACTCTTGTTATGGAGCCTGGATCCGACACTGCTGGCAAGCCTCAATGGCTTGTTTACAGCTACGATCTAGGCAGGTTCTCCCCAACTCGTGAGAGCGTGGGTTGGCCCCTTGTCCATTACTGGGATGTTGCTTGACCAGACAGAGGGAAAACTCTACTAAAAGAGCCCTCTTAGGAACTCTGCGCGCAATGTGCAGAGACTTCAGGGCCCCTCCCGGGGTTCTGAAGAGTGTTGCCGTTGATTTGTTTGAGTCACTCAACACACCAATCTCACTTAGTTGTGAGATCATGCTCCGTTACGATGAGGTAGAACAGCTTGTCCGCAAGACTGTCGATCCTAGGGATTATACCCTGCCCGATAGGTTTCGAGACGATTATCAAGCCGTCTCGTTCCTTAAGAAGGCCCCTCTAGAAATAGAAGGTGTGGATCCTCTCGTGACAGCAAAGGAGAAATTCTTTGCCGCGGAGGTTTCGTGTGGCGAGACTAACGCCCGTTTCCGTTCTCTCTGTGCTGGTACCAAATACAGTACCAGCCCCCGGGTGATAGCTGCAATTTCTGCAGCTGCCCAGGAGGTTCAGAGAGTTCTGGGGGTGAGCGTGAATTCTCGTGAATGGCTCGACGCTTGTCGATTTGGCCCCGGCGCATTTAATCACACCGAGGCAAGGGGCTTAACGTCCCTTTACGATAAGCTGCAAGTCGCTCCGTCCGTGTCTCACGACATGGCGGTGATCGGGGCTCTGCTTGTGCAAAGCCAGCCTCAGTGGGCAAGGTCTGTGACCGACTGCGAAGTTGACGGTTTTTGGCCGTTAATTCGTCAGGAGGATATGAGCCTTGTCCCAGGCAACCGTATAGCTTTCGTGCCCAAAACCGCTGTCACGCACCGAACCATAGCTATCGAACCGCTGATGAATGTCTATGCCCAACTTGGGCTAGGCAGACTGATGCGGAGACGGCTACGGCTTAAGTGCGGATTGGATCTTGATGACCAGGTTCCTAATCAGGAAATGGCATGTCGAGGTTCGATCGACGGCTCTCTTGCTACTATTGACCTGTCCTCAGCGAGCGACACTGTCGCACGTGAATTGGTCCGGTTTCTCTTACCACATGAGTGGTTCGAGAGGCTTGATCTTTGCCGATCAAAAGTCGGCCTACTGGACGGAGAATGGTTAAGGTATGAGAAGTTCTCCTCTATGGGGAACGGTTACACATTTGAGCTCGAGACTCTGATATTTTGGAGTCTCGCTGTCTCTTGTGTGGAGTTACTAGGACTTGATCCTTTCGAGGTTAGAGTCTATGGTGACGACATCATTGTTCCGTCCTTGGCCTACGACTTCCTCATTGAGGTCCTTTCGTTCTGCGGCTTTACTGCTAATAGCAGCAAGTCGTTCCGAGAGGGCCCCTTTCGAGAGAGTTGTGGCAAGGACTTCTACAATGGGCACGAAGTCCGTCCCTTTTTCCAAAAGGAGAATCTTAATGAGGTTCAAACCCTCTTCCGCCTGGCAAATGGTATCCGCAAAACGGCGCTTCGTCGAACGCGCGGCCTTGGCTGCGATGCTCGATTGCGTCGTCCGTGGATACGCATCATTAAGGCGTTGCCTCGACCTATTGTTCAGAGCTTAAGAGTTCCGGCTCACGCCGGTGACTCTGATGGCATCTGTTCAAATTGGGACGAGAGCCAGACCAGTCCATTCGTGATCAGTAATGACCGCGGATGGGAAGGAGCGTCTGGTTTAAGATTCCAAGCGACACCTGTGAAGGTGAGACATCCAACGAATATGTTGGGTGTCATAGCAGCAATGCTATATCGCTTGAAGGACGGGCGTACTCAACAACTATTAAAAGTTGATAGTTCCGTACCTAGCTCTCCAAGGCAAGGTCGGGATTATGAGTACAGACTAGTATCAAAGGCTTTTTACGGCCCTTGGTCAGACTTTGGTCAGTGGCGGTAGCCCCATAGCAATGGGGCTGCTCGTGTAACTGGCCATTCGGGAGAGAAGTACTCCCTAAGTGGGATTATGAGTACAG